CTTCCAAATGGGCTAGGAGGCTTTACGAATAATCTCGATAGATCTATACCTACAGTAATTACAGGTTCTGTGTCAGAGCACATGTTGGATACTGCATACATTAGAAATGGTCGAGTAGATCCTACACAGTACACGATATCTGATGGAAGTACGACACGTTTGACATTTGCATCACTTGCATCGCTAACTTCGTCAGTATACTTTAATAAGTTTGTAGATTACGCAAAATTTACAAATATGCTAAACGGAGGATTTGACGGGCTCAATATTTTAGATTCAAATATGGCAGCAATGAATGACAAGGCAAGCTCATCAGATACCGGCGGATATGCTTCTGGAGCTACGCTTGACATAGGGCTGGTTAACAGCGCCAACACGTTTGGTGAAGGTGATAAAAATTGTACCGTACAATCCTATAGAACAGCTGCTAGAATATTGACAAATGAAGTTGTATCTCGTGCAAATATAATTGCAATTCCTGGAATTAGAGATTCTAACCTGACAGACTACGTTATGTCACTGCTTAAAGATTATGGGAAAGCTTTCTACGTTATTGATGTTCCTACATATGATGCTGATCAAAATAGACTATTTGCCACCAGCGTAGCTAGGCCTAATGTTGACCAGACATCTATAATTTTTGCAGGTAGATCCATTGATAATAATTACTCAGCTGCGTATTTTCCAGATGTGACTATAACTGATGAAGTTAATAATAGACCTGTAAAGGTTCCGTCTTCAATTGCAGTAATTGGAGCACTTGCATTTAATGATTCTATCTCTTATCCGTGGTTCGCACCAGCTGGATTTAATAGAGGCTCACTTGGGTTTGTAACAAATATAAGTGTTAGACTCAATCAGGAAAATAGAGATACGCTTTATGAAAATAGAATAAATCCAATTGCTTCCTTTCCAAGTGCTGGATATGTAATATTTGGCCAGAAGACTTTGCAAATTTTAAAGAGTTCTTTAGATAGAGTTAATGTTAGAAGAATGTTGCTTGAAGTAAGAAGAATAGTATCAGATATAGCTAAAAAAATAGTGTTTGAGCAGAATACTCCCACCACCAGGGCAAGATTCATAGCTGAGGTAACACCTCTTCTATCAAATGTTCAATCTCAACAAGGAATAGATCAATTTAAAGTTATAATGGATTCTTCAAACAATACTGAAGAAGACATAATTAATAACATCTTAAATGGTCGTATAGTACTAGTTCCTACGCGTGCTGTTGAGTTTATAGCTATTGATTTTATCATAACAAATGCAGGCGTAGATTTTGTTTAACTAATAGTTAACATATAGAATGGAGTTCATTGATGCCAGAGAAAGTTTATAAAAGCGCAGGAGTTTTTGCCACTGAAACAGACCTGTCTATGCCCACTGTTACGGGCCCATCGGGAATCCCAGCGGGTGTTGTGGGTACGGCAAATGACGGACCCGCGTTTGTTCCGGTAACAATTGGGTCGTACTCAGACTTTGCGAGCATGTTTGGAAGTACTGATGGGAAAAAATTTGGGCCTCTTGCAGTCTACACGTATTTACAAAAAGCTCAGGCTTTAACATACTTGCGCGTTCTTGGTGTCGGGGATGGAAAGAAGAGAGCTTCAGGTACAGGAAAGGTAACAAGAGCAGGATTTACTGTTGGGCAGAGACAGATTCAAGATAACGGACTGATTGGAAGCAACCCGTATGCTGTAGGCCAGAGTGTAGCAGGATACAAAGGAAACGGACCTCTTGGAAGAACTTACTTTCTCGGTTGCTTCATGTCACAGTCAGCCGGTAGCACAGTTTTTAGTGATGCCGGGATACAGACGCTAGGCGCAACCGCATCCGCGCCAATAATCAGGGGAATCATCATGGCTCCCTCGGGTGTTGTTCCACAGCTGTCTCACAGTTGCGGCGGGTATAGCGGTCAGCCTAACAATGCTAGAGCAGCTGTAACAGGCTCCGGCCTCTTTGGGGGAATGAGTGGTTCTGTTCAGCTTAGTAACAGTCAATTTGTACTTCTCCTAAATGGTCATATTAATACAGCTGACTATTCCAATGTTATTACTGCATCCTTTGACTCAACAGACAAGTCTTACTTTGCAAATCAGTTAAACAGAGATCCACTAAAGATGGAGCAGTCAGGTCACCTTTTATACTCCTGGTATGATATTAGTCCATCATTTGCAACAGTGACGGGTAGCGGTCTAAACAAGTCTAATATTTCTCTTACTGTTAATGACTGCGCGTTTATTACAACGGGCTCAGCAGCAAGAGACACATATGCAGCAAATGTAAGTCCCAACTATGAATCATTTCAGGAAAGATTTGCAACCGCTAGAACCCCGTTTTTCATATCACAGGATTACGGTGGAACAAAGCACAATCTATTCAGAGTGTGGGCAAGAGGAGATGGTGAGTCTCCAACATCAAAGTTCAAGATATCCATACAGAATATTACGCCTACTAGTGAGGTTGCGACAGATAAGTACGGATCCTTTGATCTACTTGTCCGTGAGTTTGATGATTCAGATTACGGGGTGAAAATTTTAGAGACGTGGTCAGGTCTTAATATGGATCCGACAAGTGAGAAATTTATTGGAAGAATAATTGGTGATCAAAATGTATTCTTTGACTTTGATCAATCTGATGGTAGCCAAAAACTAGTTGTAGAAGGTAATCACGCTGGCGGATCTTCACTAATACGCGTTGAAATTCCTAGATCTATTGAGCTTGGAATGGTCCCAGACACAGCACTTCCTCTTGGGTTTAGAGGACCTGATCACCTCGTTACCTCTGGAAGTGGACCACTTGCTAGCATGAGAGATCTTAATGTTGGAACTCGCGGGCTACAGACATCTGACGCTGTTTACAAGAGAGCTGTTGAACTACCGATAAGATATAGAAAGGATATTAAGGTGGCAACATCCGGTCCCAGCCCAGATATACAAGCAACTCCGGCACTATACTGGGGAGTACAGTTCCAGGTTCTTGTCCCAGATGTTATCATAAGTACGCGATTTGGTAAGGAGCTAAGAAGTTTAAATTCAGCTGGTGCTGCATTTGATTCATCGATGTACTCAAGAACAAAATTCTTTCCAAGTTTCTCTCCGGGAACATTTAACTTTTCCGTTGGAAACAATCCGGGAACTGCAGCAGAAAATGGTACAGTTTTAGATTGTGATGCATTCAATTATAATCTTTTTACTCTTGAGAATCTCAGCGTTGTAACATCGTCAACATACAATGGTAGCGCAGATCCTTATTTGTGGAATAGCGCATCTTACGTTAGAAAAGGAAGTGTTGCAACAGATACATCAACGTATACACGAGCACTTGCCGTTTCAGATTTACGAACTCAGGGAAATAGAAAGTATGCCAAGTACTCAGTATTCATGCAAGGCGGGTTTGATGGAACAGATATCTTTAACAAGGATAAAACAGATCTATCATCAACCGCGTGCAAGAGAGAGATGGATGATGTAACTAATCAGGGCGGAAAGGCCGGGGCTACTGTTGCTACATACAGAAAAGCAATTGATATCATGGGTGTCAAAGCAGATGTTGACATAAAACTTCTAGCGATACCAGGTATTAGAAATGCTGGAGTAACAGACTATGCAATTGACGCAGTTGAAAATAGATTTGATTCAATGTATGTAATGGATATTGAGCAGAGAGATGAATTCAATACTGTTATGACATCATCTAAAGATTCAAGCGGCAACAAGGTTATTCCAAATGTGGCAAATACAGTAACAGGATTCGCAGGAAGAGGTCTAAATACTTCTTTTACAGCAGCATACTTTCCTGATCTTATCATGAGGGACCCAACTACCGACTCAGCTCTTCTAATACCCCCATCAGTTGGGGTTCTAGGGGCACTATCCCTGAATGATTCAGTTGCATACCCTTGGTTCGCACCTGCCGGGTATTCAAGGGGAATTCTTGATGCAAACATTACAGCTACAGATCTTCCTTTGAATAGAGATAATTTAGATGACCTGTATTCAGAGAAAATTAATCCAATTACTGCGTTTGGAGGCGGAGATCCTGTGGTGTGGGGACAGAAGACACTTCTTGCAAATGCATCTTCTCTTGACAGGGTTAATGTTAGAAGGCTTTTGATAGACCTTAGAAGAAAGGTTAAGAACGTTGCAAACTCTCTTCTATTCGAACCAAACAGGCAGGAAACACTTGATAGATTTAATGCTCTTGTCAAGCCAATTCTGCAGAGAGTTCAGCAGAGAAGTGGTGTTGATAGATTTAAGGTAATTATTGACACAACCACTACAACACAGGCAGATGTTGAGAACAATACGATTAGAGGAAAGATATATCTTCAACCTACACGGACTGCAGAGTTTATAGCACTTGATTTTACTGTTACTAATAGTAGTAATTTTGATAGTGTCTAAATGTAAGCAGCGTTATACTTATAAATGAAAATCTTAGGAGAATATTCAGATGGCAGAAACACTTTCAGTTAGCGAGATGCTACCTAATAAGTTTGAACCAAAGCGACAGTTTAGGTGGGTCTTCGCTATAGAGGGTATCGACTCATTCCTTATGAAGACATCAGCACGACCACAGATGAACTTTCAGGAACTAGCTATACCTTTCATTAACTCATACAGATATATTAGTGGTCGCATGCAATTTCAGACCATGAGTATTTCACTCTACGACCCTATAGCCCCATCAGGTGCACAGCAGGTGATGGAGTGGTTAAGAACCCACTACGAGTCAGTCTCAGGTCGTGCAGGTTATGCTGACTTCTATAAACGTGATATTCAGCTTAAGATGCTTGATCCCATAGGGACTGTAGTTGAACTTTGGGATATCAAGGGTGCTATGATTACAGTAGCTAATTTTCAGACACTAACTTATGAAAATGAGAGTGCACCGACAACAATTGATCTTACAATTAGATATGATAATTGTGTGCTTCAGTACTAATAGTTGCTTAATGCTTAACTAGAATTAAAAACCCCTCTTTAACGGAGGGGTTTTTTATTTACGAATATGTATTTCCGAATTAAACTTTCTTAGAGGAAATCATGAATGAGTGACAACGTAACTAAACAGGATATTGTTAAGGAAAAATTTAACTGGGAAGTTCCAGTAGAAGCAGTTCCGATACCGTCGCAAGGAAAGGTATACCCAAAGTCCTCTCCTTTGTTTGGAAAGGAGATGATAAATATTAAAGCAATGACTGCCAGGGAAGAGGACATTCTCATGTCAGCTGCTCTGATAAAGCAGGGAAAGGTCATCTCACAGCTTCTAGCATCGTGCATAGTTGATAAGTCTGTAGATCCTGATGAAATGTTATCAGGTGACAGAAATGCTACGATGGTAGCAATTCGAATTACAGGATATGGAGCAGACTATACAGTCCATACAACGTGCCCAAACTGCACTAAGAGAAGTGAGCAAACTTACAACCTTGGTGATCTTCAAATTAAAAGGCTTGCTTTAAAGCCTGTGTCTGATGAGGGAAATATTTTTGAATTTAGGCTCCCTGTTACCGGAAAGAAAGTTCACTTTAAATTCCTTACCGGAAAGGAAGAGTCTGAGAGAAGCCTCATGCTTGAAAGGATGAAAAAGATGACAAAGGGCCTGGGGGTTGAAAGGGACGTCACATCAAAGCTAGAGTATCAAATTGTGTCAATTGATGGCATAACTGATGGAAACGCTATAAGACAGTTTATTTCAAAGATGCCCGCAAGGGATTCTAAAAGCATAAGAAAGTTTATACTAGACAGCGAGCCTGGTATTGATCTTACTGTTGAGATGACATGTCCCGAGTGTCTCCATCAGGGGAGGGTGGCGCTTCCAATTGGCGCCAGCTTTTTTTGGCCGGAATGAGAGGCTCAGAGAGGACTTTCTAGAGCAGGCATTTCTTCTCCAGTATCACTTAAACATGTCTTATTCAGATGTTAGATCACTACCACTACCTTACAGGAGATGGTTCATTGAGAGGCTAGCTGGTGAGTTCAAGAGACAGTCAGATGAAAGAAAGAAAGTATCTGATAACAGAAAGGGTCTTCAGGACATTCCCATGGGGGATATGGCAAAGGTAATGTCTGACATGGAGGCTAAGGCGGCACGGGAAAATACTACCAAGTTTAAGAAGTAGGAAACTTGTCAAATAGCCTAATTAACACAAAGGGGCGATAAATGCCAGAAGATGTTAACTTATCACAAGCGTCATTAAATAAACTTGCACAAATTATAGCTGACGATAGAAATCGCAATAGAGATGCTGGCGATGCTGAGGGTGATGCCGGTAGACCACCTCGACGATCAGATACGGGAACTAGATCAATTTTCGAGGCCCAGGTTGTAGGCCATCTTAAGGGTTTAGCAGAATTAGCACCAGTAAAGCCATTTAAGGCTGCAGCAGATGAGCTTGATAGGATGACTGACCCCGCAGCACTCGACTTCATGAATGAGCTTCAGAGACAGTTTGGAGGAATAGCCGGTGAGGGTGGAAAAGCTTTTCAGGATGGAATATCTCTTGGATCACAGTACAGCAAGATATATCTTGATTTTAACGAGCAGGTTCACGGTCAGCTAGAGTCCTCTGTTGACGGATTGAATGTAAGTTTAAATAATCTTCTCGGAGGAACAGAGCAGGCCTTTCAGTCATTTATGGTCCTGACAGAGGGATCACAGTCATCTGCAGATGGCCTACGAACTCTTCAGACAGCAACTAGTGATACAGCACTTGAGATGGCAGTTTTTGGTCAGCAGATGAAGCTTTCAACGCAGGAAACTGCAACGTTTGTTTCACGTGCAATAGACCTTCAGGGAGAGGCAAATACAAGCCTTTTGCAGGAAGCTGCAGTAATGTCAAAACGTGTCGCGGATGTCACTGGTGACTCATCAAAGGAGATCTTGTCAATCGTTCAGAAGCTAGTTGATGACACTGAGAGATACGGAAACGTTAGCATGGCTGAGGCTGCAAGGATCGGTGGTAGTCTTCGACAGCTTGGACTTGACTACAGTGAGCTTAGTGGAATGACTGATAAGTTCTTCAACTTTGAGACAGCAGCTCAGTCTGTCTCAGCACTCACATCAGTATTCGGTGTTCAGATAGATGCGATGGAGGCGATGAGACTTGCCAACTCCCCGGACAGGCTGGAGTTTCTGACCTACATGAGAGATCAGTTTATAAATACAGGAAAGTCTGTTGAGGACATGAGTCTCGCTGAGAAGCGGCTTATAGCACAGCAAACTGGCCTAAAGTCTGTTTCAGCTGTTGAGAGACTTCTCGATCCAACATCAGATATATCTTCCATAGAAGAACTTGAAGCAGCGACAGAGGAAGGCATGGGAAGCGTTTCAGAGAATATGGAAACGCTCGAGGGTGACATTCGAAAGTTTGGTCGCACAGCTGAGGACGCTTTCAATGATCTAGCTGATGCCACTCATGATGCGCTTATTGTAAAGTCACAGCGGGCATTGCTAACGTACACATCACAGGTCCAGGAGACGTTCACGGGTGTTGAAAAAACTATGCAAAACCAAGTACCGCAGATTAGGGAAACTCTCGGAATAGCAGGAATTACTGAGGATCTTGAGGCTGCTTTGAAGAACTACGGTGTAGTCCTTGATGAGGTTCTAGCTGGATTCCAGGGAGCACTTGATCAGATAGTCCCCGCTCTGGCTGAATCTCTAAGGTTAGCACTTGAGGAAATTAGAACGAATTCTGCTACGAAGAAGGAGTCACCATCTCTAATGGGCCTTGCTATCACAGATGGTATTACGGCAGCCTTCGACGCACTTCCAGATGACGTGGGAACTGTTCTGTCTACGCTGAAAGACATGTCCGGTGACATCTGGGATAGCATGGACGAGGATGGAAGAAAAGCTGTAGAGGATTTCTCAAAGCACGTCGGAAAGCTTGGGATTGAGTACACCGATCTAACTGATAGAGAGAGAGAGGATGCTGCAGCGCAACTTGGAATAACACAGGATGTTCTCCAGCAGTCAATGAAAGCTAGTCTTGAGAATAAGAAGGAGAGGGATAAGGCACAGGAAGTCGGCAACATGTTTGATGCTCTTTTAGCATCTTCACTGGAAGGAAACGAGGATGATGAAAGCGTGATGGCTGCCCTCGATGCAATCTCTGAAAACAATGAGATGTCAAGGGAGCTTACTTACGAAGCATTTGAGAGGTCACAGAGTGGCTCAGATTACCTTTTTGAACAACTTGTAGAAGCCGGTGAAGAGGAGCCCACCACAGTTGCAGAGGCTCAAGCGCCTGCAGCTACGGGAGAGGCAAGAGAGACAGCTGCATCAGTCCAAGAGGACAGTGTTCAAAATACAGCCGTTCAACAGCTTGTAGACGCAGCTGAAAGGATGAGTGATCTTGCGGAAGCTGAAAGCACAATCGAGATTACGCTTGAGGGAAACGTAAATGTTATGCTACCTAGCAATCAAATAATTGCAGTTGCTGCACTAGATGGAATGGTAGCAGACGCTACATCTAGCGGTGGAAAAGCGATGAAAGCTGTTTTATCGGCAGCAGGGTGAGGAAAAATTGAGTAATATAATAGATAAAATTATGGAAACAAGTCTTATGAGAGATATGACTAAAGATTTTACTAAGGAGGAGAGAGACTCTTTGGACTCATGGATTGAGCATAATGTGGGTCCACTTGAAGATCTGACAAAAATTATAAAAGATCTTGGCTCTACAGAGAGCTCTTCTGAGTCATTTGCTGATGCTATAAACTATCTATTTTCTGCTGATGGCACAAAGGAGTTTAAAGAATGTCTAGAGAAAAGCTCGCAGACTTCCTAAGCGGATACGCACCGGGCTCTACAACACCTACCAGTATAGCTTACACTAATAATGATGTAAGCGGCGATGGTCTTGATCCAGGGATTGATGATCTAGGTGATGATCCAGGAAGTGAGATACCCCTGTTAGAGATTAGAGATGAGAGTGGCGGAGGTCCAAGTCTAATAAATGATTTTTTAAAGTATCTTACAGATGCTGAGAACTATTACAAGCTAAAGGGAGGTGCAATTTCAGCACAGCCATTGTCTCATCTTGATGATAGCGGTGGCGCAGTAGTTCTAAAAGCGGCTGAGAATACAGGTGCTGAGAATGTATTTGTTAAGACTGCTGAGTCATCAGGAGACGGACTTGGTGTTACACTATCTCAATACTCTAATAGTGGATATCTAGACGGTGAAGTTGTAAATCTATCAGATATAGTAAGCAAGTACGGTGATATAACACCTGATGAGGATGATGGTTCTGGGCCACACTCTGGAAACAAGTTAATGACATCAATAGAGGGTCAGAATATGGATAAGACTGGCAAAACATTTGTACAATCTACAGATAGTGATGCTAATCAGAATTCGATCATTGGTGTTCAGAGTATGCTTCAAGAGAGAAATAGATTTAATGTTGAAGATTCGAGAGCATTTTCACCATACGATTCGAGTAGTCTGTTATCAGATTTGTCAACAGGTAACGAGGGAGTTGGAACTAGAACTGCACAGGAGTCATATGGATCATTTAACATGGAAGGTCCTATAATGGTCAATGATGACCTATCCAAGGTAGCACGTTCAATGATGCTTAAGGCGCTAGGTCTAGATTCATCATCATCACCCGGTGATGCTATTGATCCAGATACATACACTTATCAAAATAATGATCAGGTGTGGATACAGTCAACAACTACAGAGACAATGAGAGAGCAAAAGAAAGTTGCTCGGGCAAGAGATGCATATGGTGGACCAGTTACTTCTGCGGGTGAGTCACCATTTTCAGATACAGGAGCGTTTGAACTTGCCCAGGATTCAATAAAAACATATGGGTCTGATTATAATCCAGATTTACAGTTTAGAAATGGTCAAAAGACATCTGTAATTAGAGCTAGAGCAGCGGCAGCAATTTTAGGAATGCTCTTTACAACAAAATCTCTAAAAGAACAAATATCAGAGATGTTTTCAGACAGCGGAGTTGATCTTGGTCGAGGACCAGGTTTTCTTGGGCAGTCCAAGAAATTTGCTGCAGGTGCGAAGATGCAAATGTTTAATAGAACACTAATTCCTCACACAAGATTTCCAATTAGTGATTGCATAAATCAAGGTGTTAGAGTTCTTTTTGGAAGAGATTTTGATGGAATTACAGATGTAGGAATTGGAAATGATAAGGATGATGTTGCTTCTTATCAGACAGTCTATGAGGCACCGGGTTTTTGGTACTCAATTGCCAAGTCAATGTTGAAAAAATTTGAAGCAGCATCGAAAAAATTGACAGCAGGAGAACAATCATTCACATCAGATCCATCAAGCGGAATATCTGAAATATTTGCAACAATTGAAAGTAGCGGGATGGTTGGCATATTAAAGACACTCGCTGAAATTGGTGACATAGCATTATTTAGTACAGGAGGAAATACTGATCTCACTGATGCAATGACTGACGGTGTTAGACCTTTCAATGTTGATCTTCTTCTCGAGGGGCCACAGACTCGTATCTCAAAGAGCAGGGTGGTAGACGGTCAGACATCATCTGCACTAGCGTGGCGTGGAAATAGTGTGCCAGGTATGTATCTAGTTCCTAGAAATGTTATTAAGGCTGCTGTAGATATGGGTACACTTGCGACAGGTGGAAACCCTGTTAAGGGTCACACTACAAATTCACTAATTAATAAATCTTACATTAATATCGTTGACATACTTGGAAAGGAGAATGCAAATAGAATCCCAACAGATGTGCGAAGGAGGATGGAGGATACTTTAGACGCAGAGTATGTTCCGTTTTATTTCCACGATATTAGGACGAATGAAATTATTGCTTTTCACGCATTTCTCAATAACCTGAGTGACTCATACAGCGCTGCCTTTAGTTCAAATAGCGGCTATGGCAGGATAGATCCTGTTAGAATATACAAGGATACCAAACGTTCACTGTCGTTTAGCTTTTACATTGCATCAACATCAAAGGAAGATTTTGATGAGATGTGGTTTAAGATTAATAAGCTTACAACCCTAGTGTATCCACAGTGGTCAAAGGGTACAATAATGAAGGATGGGGTTGGGAATCAAATAATTCAACCCTTTAGCCAGATTATTGGTGCAACACCACTGGTAAGATTGAGAATAGGTGATGTTATTAAGAGTAATTACTCAAGATTTAATCTTGGACGGCTGTTTGGAATTGGTGAAAATGAATTTAAGATAGAGAAGGATACATATGATCCAGCGGGGGGTGCGTCTGGTGCTGTAAATACAAGTGGCATTGAAATTATGGGAAAATCATTGTCTGACATACAGATAGATACAGTATTTAATGCTCTATTTGGTTCACCTCTCGCTATTAGTCCATTCAGCGGAGATGCAGGCGCTTCCGTCGGTGACCGCATGATAAGCTCTCTAGTAGCATCTACACTAACACTAAACGGTTTCGTTAATCCTCTTGGCGCGAATCTTATACTAAAGGAGCTAAGAAATCCTGACGATCCTGCCTCCCTCGGTGATACTTTTGGAACAATGAATATCATTCAGGATAATATATCTAGTGTTGCAGATTTGCTAGCTGGCAAAAGAAGCCCTCTGTCTAATTCTGAACCATCTGCTGGGTATACCACTAGAAGCTTTCCAATATTAAAACCAAGTGTCAACATTGGTTATACACTCATCCTAGATGATGACACGACGACAAATCTGAGGACAACTGTCCCGTATAGGGTGCTTGTAACAAAAATAGACAGAGTAACAGTAGATAAATTTAGCCAAGGAGAGAGCTCACACACAAGTTCAGGATTTAAAGATCCGAATAGAACTATGTCAAAAGTTCAGTACACAGTTAAATTTTTTGATGTGGATGCGCCTAATGTTGGGGGAAAGCAGATGAGGGTCTGGCATGAGGATCTGATGCCCAATCCTGATGCCATGTTTGCAGCAACAGTCTCACCAGCACTTGACATTATTGGGACAGCAGCTGGTCTATTACAGACAGCTGTAAATGAGACAGCAGTGAAGCGTCTGGGAATTCCTGCTGACGCACTTAGGCTCACGACGACTGACGCCGCTGAGTTCATACACCCTAGTAACAATTCAATAACTAGAGCATTTGAAAACTCAGGAGGTCGAGGCCTAGCTGGTGTGATGAGATCACTGTCATATGACTGGATAGATACAGCGATGACATGGGAAGTAGACTGGGGATCTCGAGGACCTAAGGTTTGCAAGGTAACTGTTAACTTTGATGTTATTCATGATATTCCGCCCGGTCTCGATTCAAGTGGATACAATAGGGCACCAATTTATAACGTTGGAAAGACAATGAATGATATTTCTGGAGATCCCAATCCTGACGGTGGTCTGGCATCACAACAGTCATATACACGTGCAGGAGTACAGGGTGTTCAACAGCTTAAAAAGGAAGATTAGGGAGACTATAAGGTGGGAATAGGAAGGTATACATTTACAGGCCTTATTAACAAGGGAGAGGGAAAATCTAATCCCAGGGTATCTAGCAAGATATACGCCGCTGTTATGAATGGGCAGATATCATTTACAGCACAGAAAACAAAAAGGTTTGAACGACTTGATATGCTTGCAATGGAAAAATACGGTGATGCATCATACTGGTGGATTATAGCTGCAGCATCTGGAATTGGATGGGGACTACAGATACCTCCAGGAACTATAGTTAGAATACCTTCAAACTTATCTCAAATTTTAAGTCTTGTGAGGTGATCATTGTCTTTCTCTAAAAATTTTGAAGAGTGGATTGAGAATTACAGACAGCTACCACCAGAAAATCGTCTTGATCTCGCTGTTGCAGATCTTGCCAGATATTATACTTCTTCAGGCGCAGGAAATGAAATAAAGAATTACGTACTGGATAGCTCACTTACAAACCTTGAGGGTCTAGTTTCACGTATCAATCCTTCTAGTGATAAATCTGAGGAAGCACTAAGCCTTGAAGCTCAGGCTAAGCTACGATCCATCCTCACTGACACATCAGAGGGTGCCTTGTTCATTACAGACATTATGACAAAGATAAGGGACAATCTTGGTGATTATGACAAGATAGACCAGTTAATTCAAATTAGGTTTGAATCCTCAGCAGTTCCTGACTCTCCCGTAAATGCTACTGCCAATATTGATGACGGTGTGGGAGTAAAGCAACAGTGTGGAATACTGCGAAATGTATTACTTGATATTTCTCGAAAGAAATCACTAGAAGGTACGGGTCAATCACTTGAGGAAGTAACTCCTTCTGATGGTAATGACGGTGGTGCACCAGCAGATAGAATCGATAATCCGTGGTTGACAGTAGTTAATGTTAATGACAATCGTCTTACTCCTGCAAACAGAAGAAGTGATGCAGGTTCAATCTTTTTTAACAGTATCCCTACGATAGAGATGTCACAGTGTGCACCCTTTATAAAACTCATGTTCGTATCTGAGACTGATACTTTCTCTAATGGAAGCAAAGCAATGACACTTTACGGCTACGCTGCCGGATCACCTGACGAAAGTATTACGCCTACAAGCTTTAATGAGAGTAAGGGTGTAAATCTCAACTCACTTTCCCCCGTGGGAGAATCTGACAACGAGTTTGACCTGTCAGGCGGAACATTTACTGGAAATATATCAGAATTATTTGATGATGTCACTAGTACAGATATTGAAGTGGAGGTAGCTCAGACATCAAATGCTGGGATAGAGCTATTTCAAGCTCCCCAGACTCTCAATAATCTTGGAAATGGTGGAAATGCCGACGCAGGCGGCGTTATAAATCCATCAGCGCCTCTCGCCTCACTTGAGAGACTTACAGTTGACATAGTAGGACTTGGTCTCGCAACTCTGGCAAATAAGACTGCGTCGATGGAGCTTATACTTCACGATAGGTCTAGGCTACCTCTTATTGCACCTATAGTGGGGGCAAGTTCATTTGCAGGTACTTATGTTGTAATTGAGTATGGATGGATGCACCCCCAGGCAAGTGGAAATATTGTTGGAAACGTGTACGCAGATTTTCTAAACTCACTAAGAAGTAAGTCAGCATTCAACATTCAAGTTGCTGATCTCACTATGCTTGAGGATGGTCAGGTCAGGGTGTCTCTGAGGCTAGCATCCAGAGGAGTTGGTGACATGGCTAGCATCCCGGCAGCTGTAGGTGTAACACACGTTCCCGCATCTATGATAGCACCATTTTTAAATAGAATTATTGATGTAATTAGCAAGTCTAGGACTGACTACTGGAAGAATCGAATATCATCAGGGTTAGATAACGGCGATCTAGAAGACGAAGATGTCATCAGCCACCTACAGGTAACCAGAGATATCTTGATGGATGTGCAAGGTGGATTCACAGCTGTCGGAGGTTTTCAGTCACCTGTAGCAATGATAGAGATTGATAAGTATAGACAGCTTCTAAGGCTACTTAGAAATGATCAGGGAGCTGAAGCACTTGAGTCAGGTGCGGAAATTCTGAAGGAGCTTGTTGCGTTAATTGACGATCAGAATAATAGCTCAGACAAGTACAGCACACTAAGAACAATGATGATTAGCAAGTTGTTAAATTTATCAAAAGTTGACATCTTTAATGATGGCCAGTGGTACTATCCAATTCAGAAACTTATTACGGAAAAGGAGAATCGAGGGGAGCCTATAGGGCTTAGTGGGTCTGAAAATGCTGAGACAAACATTGGATCACTGTGGCCAAGCCTCGGATCAGTTCTTCTGACGTATGTGGGAAGACCATTGCAGGCCACCGGTAGGTACGACGAGGTTCAATTTCACTTCTACCCGTTTAACAACCACGCGTCTTACATGGCAAATAAAAATATTTCCACATTTAATCTTATTGGCTTCACAGAGTTTCTCATGAAGGTAGCACAGGAGAGGCCTGGAATATCAACGTCAGCGTTCGCTGAGATGCTATTCAAGGATTCTTGCGGACCAGAGAATCAGAGTCATCCAATGTACGGATTAACAGAGATTTACAAGGAGATAAGCTCTGAGGCACTTAAGGGTAAAACTCCTGAGGAGAGAAAGTCAGCTATTATTGCTAACCAGGGCGCTAGAGCGGATGCGCTTCGAGAAATATACAGGGATCACGTAAAGGATGGCTTAAATAGAATGGATAAGTTTGAGATTCCCGATATAACTATGCTCACAGAGTGCCTACCTGCAAAGGTAACCGGAGACGGAGGCGGGATATTTAATACCAAGACTATCTTGAGAATTCACGTATTCGATGCAAAAGCTGGAATACCTTACGAGGCAGAACTTCTTAATCAAGTTATGCGCCAGGGGGAGGCAGCAATAGAGGTTATCACTCAGGATATTGAGGCACAGTCTGACAACGGTAAGGCAGAACAGGCAGCTGCGGAATCTGCGAGCTCCGCTGCACTTAGTGCAATGGTGGATTCGTTTATAGAGGATGGTAAGATTGTTAAGAGTGAAGAGGTTATTGTCGAATCCAGAGATGCGGATGGCGGATCAACCGCTGAGCAGATGTACATCTCTGCAATGCCTGCGAGAGATATAAAACAGGCAATAAAATCTGTCTATCCCTCCATAACATTTGGAACACAATTTACAAATGTATTTAGCGTTGGAATGTCGTCTAACACCGGAGGAGCAGTAAACCAAGTACTACTATTAAATGCCATCGATGATAGCAGCCAGGGATCACAGACCTCCCAGTCATCAACTAGTGTTGAGGATGTATTTGTAATTCCTACAAATGCTAGTCTTCAGACAGCAGGGTTTCCAATGGTAACCTACGGACAAAAGTATTTTCTAGATATGGGAACTGGAACAACTGCAGATAATTTTTATTACGTGATAGGTATTCGACACACCTTAGGCCCAGGAATATTTGAGTCCACGTTTAACATGACCTATAATGGTTCTGCTACGATCAAGTCTATGAGGAATGCTCTCGACATAGCATCTAAGGCTGAGTTTAGCACAACATAACACAGTCGCTAATTTTCTTATTTATTGAAAATATAGTCATCTATGCTTTATAATTCTCTTGTGGAATTAGTTATATCAGCTGGTGTGATTGGAACTCACGAGCATCTTGTCTATGACGGTGATGAGTGGCGGTGGTCTAACATTGTACCACCTGGGTGTCTTCTCTGGGGGTTTGATCATCATAGGGATCTAAGGGAAGCAGCTGCAGCTTTAAGAATAGATGTGCCTGACTTTAAGAATACTTCCTGGGGAAAAGCTCAGATGTACGTGCAGGATGATCTTTCAGACGTTAAGTGGAGATTTTGCATGCCTTTTTTGATGTGGAAATCAGTTGTCACGGAGATTGTAGATCAGCTCTGGAGACACTTCACTGATGAGTCTAACCGTTACTATATTTCCACCCTCTTGAGGAATAGAGAGATAGCCTGTCAGCTCCAGAGACCTATTATACGCGAGGCTACAGTTAGAAATTATTGCATAGGTGCAAGTGGCAGTGTGAGGCAGAATCTTGAGAAATTTTTACCCGATAGTTCAGGCTATGCGCCTAGATCTTTTTACTCTTTTTGCAGAACCATTACAGGAAGAATGACGATTATAAACGGCCCAAACATTCTCACAATGAAAAAGGAAAGTAGAAAAATTATAGAGTCACGGTATATAGGAGGAAAGATAGTTGAGATTGACTTACAGTCTGCTGAGCCCAGGGTTGCGTTAGCCTTATTTGGAAAAACAATAGACGGTGATGTTTACTCTAGAGTTATGAAAGATGTGAATGTTGAAATTAGTAGGGAAGCAGCAAAGATTGCAACTCTTTCAGCAATATATGGTGCGTCACACCACGCGCTGAAGTCAAGATTGCCCAATGGATTGGACTCAATTAGAGTTTTGGAAGAGGTAAAGGATTACTTTGGAGTCAGACATTTAGAAAGCATGCTTAAAGAGCAACATTCTGAAAACGGGTGCACGTTTAACACGCACGGAAGAAAAATATTTTCTGATTCTCCAAGTGTAAACCACTTGATACAGTCCTCAACAGTTGACATTTCTCATGATGTTTTCGAATTACTAATTGAAGCACTTCGTGATCATCAAATTAAGTTTTGTCCTTTGTATCTGATTCATGATGCTATACTTTTAGATGTGGACGGAGACGATCTTAATAAGCTGCGTGACATATGCGAAAAAGGATTCGTGTCACATGTTGTAAAAACTAACTTTCCAGTCAAAGTAAAGGAGATAAATTGACTAACAGTGTAGAAAAAATTAAATTAAATTGGGAAAAGTACGAAAAATTATGCGGTCGTCTCTGTGATGACAATATTAATGATCTAATTGAGTTTCTCGGAGAGAGAATTTTAATGTGCCCAGCTTCAATGAGGGACAGCCAATATAATTCAGAACCTGGCGGTCTTGTTGAGCATTCGCTTAATGTTGCATTCACAATGCGCTCCATTAACGACGCTTTAAGTCTTAACACACCAGTGGGTTCAATCTTAAAGGTTGGACTTCTTCATGAGATCGGAAAGGTCGGTGATGAAAATCACGACTGTTTTGTGGATCAGGACTCAGATTGGCACAGGGAAAAGCTAGGGCAAAATTACAAATACAACGAAGAAATTCCAAAGATGTCAGTTTCACATAGGACACTATATCTCTTACAACAATTTGGTGTTAAATTATCTAGAGATGAGTGGATTGCCATTCAGATTGCTCAAGGCTCTCACTTTGAAGAGAATAGGTTTTATGTAGGATCTGAGACGACTTTAGGAATATTGCTACAAAAAGCTAAGTCTCTTGTAATTCATGAGGAAATGAAGATTAAGTAGAATATTTATAGGTAAGATGCCACTAAAAAGAAAGAATTTTTTAAAGATGTACGCTGACACCATGGATAATGTTACTGGTGATGGCGTGTGGTCTGGTCGAGGTATAGGTGTACCTGTTCTCGGTGCAATGTTTGGCGGCGATGATTATAAGGAAAAAATCGGCAGGGAGAAAATTCCCTGGTACCTAAGCGACTTCAGAGGACAACCTTCAATGGCAGCTGATGCTGGCTGGTCTGGTATTTCGATGTCACGTGTAAACAAAGGGTATGATGAACTATATGAGCCCAAAGCTATGTTTCCCGAACAAGATGTGAAAGAATCAGACGAAGATAATAATTATATTTCAAGAATAGAGAAAAAATTAGGCGGAGAGAGGGTGGCTGATATTAAAGAATACTTTGATGAAGATTTAATGGTATTGCTACCATCATATACTTTATTCAATTCTGATAGATATCTATCAGAAGATGTATTCAAATGGAGAGATCTTGTTCCCGATGCAGTAGAAGATGCTAACTGGAGAGATTTTGTTCCAGACGAGCTGGAAGATGAGGCTGAAGAGGCATATGAGTATGTTTCTGATCTATTAGACAGAGCAAAAGAAGTTGGCAGGCCTGCTTACGATCTGCTATCAGACAAGGTAGAGGAATTGACAGGTGGTGGCATTCCTATTGAGAAGATAAAAGATGTAGTGTTTGAAGTGGGAAGAGACTTCTTAGCGCTTACAGCTGCCGGAATTCCAGTTATAGGCACACCAATTGCTGCATCGTACGTTATTTTTAATCTCAAAGAGCTTCAGATTAGTCAGATGAATGCAATGAAAGGTGTCGATCGTCTAATGCTTGAAGGGTCTTACAGTTCTGTTAGTAACTTACAAGCAATCTCTGCCGCGATGTTTGATGATTATGTTGATCTTCTTCAGGCAGCTGTTTATCTGATTCCTTTTGTTGGAGCCGGTAAGGGTGTTTTAGGTCTTGCAGGTCGTTTCTTAAAAGGAGGCAAGGTAGGCGCAGCTACTAGCTTTGTCGGCTTAGGAGGATCAGGCGCTTTAAAGAGTGCAATAAAGTCAGAAATTCTACTAAACCCTATTTTTAAATTAGTTGCAAATATATCTGACTCAGAAGAAGTAGACGACTTTGGAATAGATCCCGCATGGTTTCACAATATAGTTATAGAAGCTCCTGCGACACTTGTTACTTTGTCTGATATTTTAGAGGAAGCAAGCGAGCAATATAATAACTGGTCTATGGCAGGCGGATCTGGAGTGTTTAAATTTAATCCGTCAAATCTTGGTGTATCTCCACAAGCTATGTCACAAGCTCACGAAAGATTTGAAGGTGACACTTATGAGTCCATGGTTGACGATTTAATTTCAGACAACATGAGAAAAATTAAACAATCGCTGGTTGATGTCGCAGCCCTTGGCCGAGATCAACTAGTAAACATATTTGAGGCACAAAAAATGAACAATGATTTTAAACTACTTAGAACTTTCATTAGAGAGACGTTAAGTTACTCAGCACCAGAAGGATCAGATCCCCGCCCTACAGGATATCGATATCGTCAACCACCAGACACAGATGAAGACGACGATTCTGGCAGCATGGGTTCAGGAAAGGATGCTGTAAATTACAAGACAGACATGGGATACGTAAGCTATCAATCTAGACCTGAAGATCTAAGGGAAGAAGCTCTAAGAAGAATAATAAGAAGAAGTATTAAAGAATCAAAAAAAAAATATAGATGAAGAGCTTGAAGAAGATCTAGATAGTATGGAGGAATTTAACACTGTAGCAGGATTAGGATCCGGAGCAGGTTACACTATTCCACTAGAAAGGAAAGTTAAAAAGAAATATTCTAAAAAATCTTGAAAATATTAAAATGTCATGTTATTATCTTATAGCAATGGCAAACTAAACATTAAAAACTAAACAACATTGCAATTTAAGGATAAAAAAAATGACAATAGATTTTGAAGCAATTAGAAAGAAGCTTGACAGGTTAAGCGGTGCAGCCCGAAACAGGTCAGTAATGTGGAGACCAACTGAGGGAGAAGTGCACACAGTTCGACTTCTCTCGTTTCCAGATAATGATGGGCAACCATTTAAGGAGTTGTGGTTCTACTATGGAATCGGTAACAATAGGGGTCTGCTAGCACCATATCAGTTTGGTAATAAGGATCCTATTCAGGAGTTAATTACTAAGCTTCACGATGATGGTTCTAAGGAATCTTATGAGCTAGCAAAGAAACTCTATCCGAAGATGAGAACGTATGCACCTGTTATCGTTAGAGGCGAAGAAGACAAGGGTGTTCAGATCTGGGCTTTTGGAAAGACAGTTTATCAAGCTATTCTTGGTCTGATGCTCGATGAGGACTATGGAGATATAACGGATCCAAAGACTGGTCGTGATATCAAGGTTGCGTGCATGAAGCAGCCAGGTAGAAAGTGGGCAATGACAGAAGTTAGACCTCGAGGAAAGCAGTCACCGATTTCTTCTGACTCGAATCAGGGAAGCGAGTGGATGAACGGTATTCCAAATCTTGATGACATCTATCAGAGTAAAAATTATGATGAGCTCTCTAAGATTGTCAATGACTGGATTAACGGATATGAGAATGATGGCTTTGATAGCGGTGAAACCACACAGGAGTCCCCTTCTAGTGAAGGCTCTTCAACATCTTCGTCAAAGACGTACAGCAATATTGATGATGCATTTGCTGACTTGATGGACAGCTAATAAATAAAA